ACGATTACCTTGCTCAGTTGGAGCTCGCCACAAGGATGGCGATTGAGGATTATTTAGGTGTCCCGGTCTTTAACGTCACCTATCAGGCTTCCTACATGATTTCGGGGCTTATGGCTGCACCTGTAAGTCTTGATCTACCCGAAGTCTCGCAGAATGGTGTGACCATAAACTGGGTGAAGTATTACAACGACTTGAACCCTCCGGTCTTAACGACGATCACAAGCTCAAACTATTACTACGACCCAACAGGGAACAAAATTGTTTTATTTGAGGTTCCCAACAATATCAACACCTACATGACCGCTCCAATGCTTTGTCAGTACACCTTACAAGGCTCTGTAATCGGTCAGTATCCTGTAGTCAAGCAGGCGGGTCTCATGCTTCTCACTCACTTGTACAACAATCGCTCGGCTATTTCCGCAGAGCAGCATAAACAGATGCCGTGGGCGATTGATCAATTGCTCAGACCATACAAATCACTCGTAATGTGAGCTAAAAATGGTCTTACGCGTCGACGAGATAAGCATCAATAATCTGTCGTTCACCATTACGAATCTAGGTGAGCAAACGACAGTCGAGACGCTTTGGTTTAAGACGCGAGCAAAAACTAAGTCGGTTCACAATCGGATTCGCACGCTAGAGAAGTTCAGGCAATACGACAATATGATGGACTTTATCGTTAACTACACGCCTAACATGCGGACGATCTCGGATAATCAAGAGGATTACTCGATTACGTTTAGAGGTAACAGTTGGCGAATCGCAGAGGTTTTTGAGCACGATGACAGACAGTGGGTCTCGCTGATGTGTTATCGAAACGAACCTAGCGTGGCGGTCTAAGATGGGGCAAAATAGCGCGGTTGTTTATGCTCAGGCGATACAGGCGCAACTAGTCACAGTTTGCACACCGACTCCAGTTTATGCAGTGTTCAATCGTAACTTTGCAAGCGAACCGACTTTTGTAACGTGGCAGCTCAGAGACGTTCATCAGCCGGTGTATACAGGGCCGCAATCGGTGAAGGGTATAGATCGACCAGTGTTTCAGGCTACAGTGTTTGCTCAGTTAATGTCGAATTGTTTTAGTAAGGCGCAGCAGATTGTGGATGCGCTACACGGTTATCAAGGTACTTTTGGTGGTCTCTTTTTTGTGTCAAAGGTCGATGTTGATTGGCTCTTTCACACATACGACAATGACAGCAAATTAAATCAAATCGTTCTTGATTGCACTTTAGACATTCCTGCTTAGTGAGGTGAAAAATGGCTCTTCCAACTAAAGTTTTACCCGGCTTTTCAGCCTCGCTGTATTGCCAACCAACTGCAACTCCAACCCCGTTGACAACTGCGAACCTTTCTGTGGTTGCAAGCGTTTCGGCTATCGCCGTCTCAGCCAATCTTGTTCCTGTCGAAGCGATACCTGCTTTTGGGCAAGATGATGCGGTGGCTAACTTCTCGGTTGCTGGTTCGCGTCAATCTGACAAGATCCCGGTTCAATCGGCTCCAACATCTTTGACATGCGTAGCGGCATGGAATCCGTCAGATACGGTTCTTCTTCTGCTTCGCGGCGATGCTTATAACGGCACGATTGATCGCACTTTTGTTGTCGCAGCAACGGACGGCACAAACATTGTTTACTACGCTTTCAACGGACGTGTAAGCCAGTGGACGATTGACCCTGCACCCGGCGCTGAAGCTCAGGTGACATTCACCATCCACCCCAGAGGTAACCAATATGGCTGGTCAAACAATGTCTGATTTTCTGGAAGGCATGAAGGGATACTATGGCGATCTTCACCAGTACGCTAAAGGCCATCCCTTTACCCTTCAAGAGGTGGATGCCGCCTTACAGGAAGCCGAAGCCGCTGAAGCTGTCTGTCTCAATGTGATGAGGCAATATGCAAAGAGCGAGTGACGATTTACTGAGCTATTTAATCGCGCAGGCCCAAACCGGTGCTAAGAACTGGTTTGGGTATCCACAGCAACGGCTCATCAATATTTCGCTGTGCCATCAGATTGCAGCTAATCACGCGGACTGCATGTCACCGGATGAAATTGTTGATTACGTCCTGAAACTAAACGATCAGATCTTCAAGCGCATCGTTACCAATGGGCAAACTTGAAGCTAAGGGATTCAAAGAGTTTGAAGATTCCCTTTTAGAGTTAGCCGAGGAGTTTGGCACGACCAAAGCTCGACGCTCTTTACTTCCCGGTCTTAAATCCGCGATGGAGCCCGTTAAGGCAGCGATCAAAGGACGGGTTCCCGTCGATACTGGCAAGCTCCAGTTAAAAGTCAGGAACGGCGCAAAGGTTGCAACCCGAAAAGACAAAGGCAAAAAGTATCTAAGCCGCGATACCGTGGCTTTTGGTTTTGTCGATGTCGGTGTTGGTTATCGAGATGCGAAGGGCGAATATCGACCCGCTGCCGAAGCCATAGAATTTGGCACTGCCGAGCAACCCGCAAGACCGTTTATCCGTAACTCTTTTCAATCAATGGCATCATCCGCACTTGATCGTTTAGCGTCTCTACTGGGCGCTCATATGGATCTCTGGGCAGCAAAACAACGAGCAAAGGTTAGAAAATGAAAATACAGGACAGATTTGGAAAGTCATTTCAACGACAGACTCACGCGGACATTGATTTTGCTGGGCATACCTTAAAAGTCTATCTTCCAACTCGGAAAGAAATGTTAGGACTTGAGGACAAGATCAAAAACCCACCGGATGCTTTAGTTGCTGAAGAGTACGAGAAGCTACACGCCACATTTCAAAAGCTCTACAAGATCAATCAAAACGTCAATGCTGAGTTTAAGGACGATGACATTGTTGTCGAGGGAAGAAGTTTAAGAGAGGCGGCAAAGTTTAAGGCTCAGGATTTGATGCGCGAAATTGCCTATGTGAATCTGGTCGGATTTGAAGAAGGCGACGAAATGCTTGCTTTATCTTACGAGCAAATCTCCGAGACGTTTTCAGAGGCGCAGATTAAGCACTTAGTCAGTTTGATTGAGAAAGCAGTCAATCCTGATTACGAGGCCACCCAAAAAAACTAAAGGGGTCGCTATATCGGCAGGTGAGGGCTACGGCGATCTTTAACGGCCAAAGTCCTGAAGTGTTTGATAGCCTTGATGTGGCGACCGTCCGAGAGTTAGAATTGATGTACCGCGACGGCATGATCGGGGCGAGACATAACTTAATATTGATCTCGCACTTAATGGCAATCGTTTACAACGCATTGTCTAAGAACCCGATGAAAAGCCGCGAGTTCTTCCCGCATTTGGAGGAGTATTTCATCCCTCCAAACTATATGACAAAACAAGAGCGTGACTTTTTGGCGTTCACTTCGCTACCCGGATTCAAAGCGGAGTTTCTTGAGATATTAGGGGGAAATCGTGGCGGGTAAACTCATTGCAGCCCTACAAGTTGCTCTCGGTCTGGAGAGTGCAAAGTTCGTTCAAGAAGTCGACAGGGCGAGACAAAAAACCCGCGAGCTGAAAGTATCTGTTGATGTTTTAGGTACGGCTATAGGCGCACTACGCAGCCCGATGTTATTAGCCGCGGGCGCTGCCACAGCTTTTGCTACATCCTTTTTCAAAGCCGCAGATGCGGTCAATGACTTTGCTGAGGGCTCCGGTCTAGCAATCGAGGAAGTCCTAGCCCTGCAAAGCGCGATGGTGCAAGCGGGCAAAGGCGCAGACAATGCCGCGCAGATGTGGGATCGGTTCTCTACGACTTTAGGTGGGGCTGCTGACGGGCAAAAGGAACAAGCCGATCTGTTTAAAGAACTCGGTGTAAGCATTGCCGATGCTGGCGGAATGCTGCGTCCTGAGATTGAGATCTTTAGAGACCTAACCTCGGTGCTTTCGCAGATGGGTCCGGGCGCAGAGCGGGCAAGACTTCAGGTTCAGTTGTTTGGTAAACAGTTTGCCAACATAGATATATCTAAGATCGACCAGCTTTCAAGAAACACCGACAAGTTCACCGGCGAGGCTAAGAAAGGTGTTTTAGCTATTGGTGAAATCGGTGACGCAATCGACCAATTAACTGAGAAGGCGAAGATCGGCTTTCTCACGATGATGGGCAAAGCGCGTGACGCGTGGACGGGCATTAAGAAGTTCTTAGGATTTGGCGAAGAAGAAGCTCCCGCTCCGGTTGCCAATGTTGCTAAAGGCGGCATACAGTCAGGAACGAGAGTTAAGCCTGTAAAAGACACAAGCGCAGATGCAGCGGCAAAAGCTCTTAAGTCTTATTTAGAAGGCTTAGACGCTCAGATTCTCAAACTCAGAGAAGGCGAGGAAGCCGCACTTAGGTTTGAGGCTGCAAAACAAGGTGGTCCTGCTGGCTTAGAAAAGATGGAGCAAATCATCAAGCTCCGCAGAGAAGAAGCTGAGATGCAGGAGCAACTACAAAGGAATGCAAAGGAAGCCGCGCAAGAAATAGCGGCAGCCGAAGATCTGCGAAAGATGCGGCAGGACCAGATCGTCAAGGATTACGAGAAACAGATTGAGATTGAGAAAGAAGCTCAACAGGTCGCTCTAGATGCTATGTGGCAGGCCGACATTGCTGCAAATAAGAAACTAGAAGAAATGGATCTCACGAAGAAAGAAAAGGACGAGCAACTAGAGCTTCTTGAAGATCTTCGGGACGGTTACAAGTCTCTCGGCACTACGATTGTCGAAGCCTTCATGCAGGGCAAGTCAGCCTCACAGGCTTTCAAGTCTGCGCTTAGTTCGCTCTTACAGAAACTCGCCTCAAGATCGCTTGATAAGTTTTTGGATGCCATCTTTAAGCCAAACATGACGGGCGCTCCCTCATTGTTTGAAAACTTCATGTCGACCATTCCCGTTATCGGCGGGATCTTTGGCAAGCGAGCCGGAGGAGGCCCGGTTAATTCCGGGAGCCCTTACATCGTGGGTGAAAGAGGTCCTGAGTTGTTTGTGCCTAGCATGTCTGGGCAGGTTGTCCCGAATTACGCGATGGGCGGAGCGACCACTGTTAACAACTACAACATACAAGCTATCGACGTTAAGTCTTTTGAAGATCGGATCATGGGCAGCAATCGAGCGGTATGGGCGGCAAACTCCTACGCTCAAAAATCACTATCACCTAGAGGCCGAGCATGAGCTTCCAGACCATCCTAAACATTTCACAATCCATCACGGTTAACAACCGAAGAATGGTTGGGCAGCAATACTCACGATCAGGGCAAGTAAGAACCGCTCAGTATGTGACCTCGGTTCCGTGGGTGTTCACAGTTAAGCCTCATGCTTATCTCTATTACCCTCAAGTCCGAGATGTCATCCAGACGATTGACAACCTAGATAGACAGAATGCAGCGACCATCACATTCAACACCACAAACCTTCAGTGGTTCACGGAATACAAGGGCGGTCTCAGTTCGGTTCAGGCCGCGGCGCTGACTCTTGCGAGCGTTCCTGCTGCCAATGCGACAACGATCTCAATTGGCAATCTGCCAGCGGTTGCATCTGGAGTGGTTGTTTTTGCTGCTGGCGACTTCATCCAGATTGGAAACTATCCCTACAAAGTCACCACAGAGGTCTTGAGAGGCTCAGGATCGACCGTTAGCGTCACGATTCATCGACCGATCATAGGAACACCCTCGACGGGAACATTGACGGCTGTAGGGGCTTCCTGCACGTTCTCTGTCGTTGCTGAGGTCTGCCCGACTTACACATTAAGACCGATGACGAATGGCGCTTTTGTTGATTGGGATGCCGACTTCGTTTTCAGAGAGAACGTCCAATGAGTACCCCGATGACAGCGCTAAATAGCGCAACGATTACCCACGGTGAATTTGTAAAGCTAACAACATCGACCACGACCTACACGTTTTGCAATGCAGCAGCCCCGATCACTGTCGGAGGCAATACGTTTACAAGCCTCGGAAGTCTCTTGTCTGTTGGGGCGGTAAATCGTGAGATCAAGGCGACTTCAATAGATATGGTGATTGGTCTTATAGGCATCGACCCGACAAACATTTCTTTGGTCTTAGGATCAAACATTAAGGGCTCTACTGTCGAAATTTGGCGCGGATTCTTTGACTCTAACTATCAGATCATTACAAGCCCGACAACGCAGTTTTTCAAGCGCTATCAGGGCATCGTCTCAAACATGTCCATTACGGAGGATTGGAACGAGAATGCACGAAGCAGGACTGCAACGTGTTCTATCTCATGCTCTTCTTTCCGGTCGATTCTTGAGAATCGGATTGCAGGGATCAAAACCAATCTCACGACGTGGCAGCAGCGCTACGCATCCGACACGAGCATGAGCCGAGTCGCGGCTATTGCTGGCCAATACTTTGATTTTGGAGCTCCACCTAAGTCTGGCTCACAATCAGATCCGGGAAGCGCACAAACCCCATTACCAGATCCTAACGACATAAGAGACGCGGGATGAGAGAAGCGACAAAATACGATGTGCCTCATCTTATTGAGATGATGAAGGCGTATGCAGACGAAGCAGGCATAGAAGCCTTAAAACACAATCAAAACGAACCGCAAGTCCGAAACCTTTTCGATCAGATGATTCATGGCAGAGGATTTGTTTTGGTTGATGACAACCTACACGGATTCCTTGCTGCGTACATCACAAGAAACTTTTGGAATCGCTACGTCAGAGAGCTTCACGAGGTAGCGTGGTGGGTCATGCCTGAGTACAGGAACACAAGTCTCGGTGGCAGGCTTTGGTTGAGGTTTAACAAACTTGCTCAGTACATGCTGGACTCTAAGCGGGTAGACATTGTGTGCACAAGCCTCATGCCATCTAGCCCCGATATTGATTACACACGATACAAATACAAGCCCTTGCAAGCTACCTTCTTTCGAGAGTAAATCATGCCCGGATCAATTGTTGCAGCCGCATTTTTTCAAGCAGGAACGGTAGCGTTTGCTGCGGCTACCTTTGCGGTTAACTTTGCCGTCTCTTATGTCATCACAAGAGTCTTTGGGTCTAAGCCTCCAAACTCACAGGACACAGGCGCAAGGCAACAGGTCCCTCCAGCTAACAACAACTCAATCCCTGTCGTTTATGGTGATGCGTGGCTAGGTGGCGTTTTTGTTGACGCAGTCTTGTCGAGCGATCAAAAAACGATGTACTACGTCCTTGCGATCAGTTCCATTTCATCAGACGCAAGCGCGACCTTTTCTTATGATCGCACAAAGTTTTATTACGGTGATCGTTTAGTCACTTTCGATGGAACGGATCAGACTAAAGTAGTGTCTCTGACTGACGGTGATGGAAATGTCGACACAAAAATCTCCGGCAATCTGTATATCAGTCTTTACACATCGACAAATACAGGAACCATTACATCTGTAAACGGAACCGCGCCTAATGTCTTTATGGGCGGATCAGATATTCCTGTCGCGTTACGCTGGCCTTCATCAGGGCGGCAGATGAATGGTCTAGCCTTTGCGATTGTCAAACTTAATTACAGCGCAGACGCAGGGACAACCGGACTCCAGCCAATCACGTTTTACTGCAAGCACTACCCTAAAGGCGGATCTGTAGCGAAGCCCGGAGATGTCTGGTACGACTACATGACAGATACAAGGTACGGAGCTGGCATGACGGGCCTAGTGGACTCTACAAGCGCGACGGCTCTTAATACTTACTCCGACCAGACAATCACCTACACACCCGCTGGCGGCGGATCAGCTACACAGGCCCGATACAGAATTAACGGCGTAGTCGACACAGGAAGGCCGGTTCTTGAGAACGTCGAGAAGATGCTGGAGTGTTCAGACAGTTGGATGGCTTACAACGCGGCTTCGGGTCTATGGTCGATTGTCATCAACAAAGCAGAAAGCTCGACCTTTTCATTTAACGACACAAATCTTATCGGCGAGATCAGAGTTTCGGCTACAGACATCAATCAACAGATCAACCAAATCCAGATTGAGTTTCCATCTAAGTTAAACAGAGATCAGCCGGATCTTGTTTATATGGAGACACCCGCGGGTCTCTTATATCCCAACGAGCCACCTAACAGACAGACAACCACCCTAGAGTTTACGAACGACTCTGTGCAGGCTCAATACTTAGGTAATCGCAGACTTGAGCAAGCCAGAGAGGATTTGATTGTCACGATCACTGCGACTTACCCCGGCATTCAAGTGGACGCGGGTGATGTGGTTGATATTACAAACGCTGACTACGGATGGACGAATAAGCTATTTAGAGTGATGAAGGTATCCGAGGCGACTGTCGATGACGGCAACCTCGGTGCAAGCCTAGAGCTTTCTGAGTACAACGCGGTGGTTTACGACGATGCGAGCATCACCGCATTTACTGCCGCTCCCAATTCAAGCCTGCCGAGTCCTAATTACTTTTCTTCCCTAAACGCTCCGGTCATTGGAGATCTAGCACCTTCGGCAGCTCCTCCTACTTTCTCGGCTACCTGCACGATGCCAGCGGTCGGAAGAGTAACGACGATCACCTTGTTTTACACGACCTCTGCAAGCCCATCTGCTACCGATTGGAAGGTATGGAGTTCAGCCATTCTTTCCAATGGCTCTACATTTGCAAACTCATCGACCTTTAAGTTTGACAACATTACACTTTCTGCGGCGAGTTATTACTTCGCTTTCTCTGTCGAAAACGATTCTGCAAAGAGCGCTCTTTCAGCTACAAGTTCAGTATTAGTTTGGTCTCCAACGGCTTTGGCGGGACCAACAGGCCCCACCGGGGCAGGCGGAGCCACTGGCCCTACCGGGGCAGGCGGGGCTACCGGCAGTTCTGGTTTGGTAGGGATTGCCGCACTGACGGCTTATTTGGTTCAGTCACAAAGCGCATCAGCACCAACCTTTACGACTCCGACCTCTGGATCTGCGGTTCCTAGTGGCTGGTCCTCATCAACTCCTGCGGTGTCTATCGGGCAAGTGCTTTGGTACATACAAGGACGATATAACGCCAATGCAGTCACGGTGGACGGTGTTCCGGCTAACTCGACAGCGTGGACGGGTCCGATTGCCGCGTCTATCTTCCAAAGCATTAGATCCGATAACTATAACGGGCCGACTCCACCAACAACCACAAACTTTGGAACCCTCGGCTGGTATCTCGATCAGCCCTCAGGGAATCTTTACGCGAATGCTGCATATCTTAGGGGTGAGTTAGTTACGGGCGTAAGCGGGGCGCAGCGGGTCGAGATCAACAAGGGAGTCTCTAATAAGGTCGCGGTTTACAACTCTAGTAATACATTACTAGCGACATTTGGAGGCACTGGCACAAGCACAGACGCACTACTAAGGCTTAACCCTGTCATCACTGGATCGACGGCAGTAGGAGCGAGCGCAGAGATCCCCAACGTCACGGGACTTAGTAACAGTTCCTATGGGTACTACTCAAAAACAGTTGATGCTTCGATTGAAGGCACATTAGGAGCGTGGGTAGGAACGGGCTCGACAAACATTCGGTCGGGTGCAAGTGGAACCAGAGATTACGGCTCAGGTGTAGTCAGTGGTTTCTTAGGCTATCAGGATGGATCTTATTCGGCTGCCGTCAGGGGATACAACACAAGCGGCGGAACGGAAGTCTCTATTGCTGACTCTTCAGGTTATGCGCTAAACATCCGCAGCGGAACTATCAGATACGGTTCTTATACGTTCTCTGCCTTCAACGGCTCTACGACTCAATTCCTGAGAGGCGATGGAACGTTTGCCACTCCAGCAGGAGGTTCGGGAACGGTTACAAGCGTTAGTGGAACCGGATCTGTTTCTGGGATCACTTTAAGCGGGACGGTTACGACAAGCGGAAGTCTTACGCTCGGCGGGACGATCAGCCTTAGCGCGTCAGACATTCCTAATCTTCCCGGCAGCAAGATTACGAGTGGACTTGTTTCCGAGACCTATGTCGGTGGATTTAAGAACGGGTCAACTTCAGTAGTTGGTGCAGCGGGAACCGGATCTACAGCGACCCTGCAAACATTTTTAGGATCAGAGAACACCAATCTAACGACCGGGAATATGGTGTATTACACGCTCTCAGGCGGAACCTATGCGGGCGTTTATATCAATCAAAGAGGGTCAACCGCAACGTGGTCGACGCTAACCTCTGATGCGAGGATGAAAGATGTCTTAGGCGACATTCCGGTTCCTAATGCACTGGAGGCTATAAAAGCAATTGGCAAGCCGGTTGTTTGGAAATGGAAGCATGAAGCATCTAATCCAGTCTGGGGTTACACGGCGCAGCAAGTCGGCGCAGGTATTGCAGAGGCTTTAGTTGAATCACCAATGCTTCCTAACGGCGATTATCAAAAAGTGCCGGGGACGAATGATCGAGTTTTAACGTTCGACAACACTAAATTCCAAATGCTAAAAGATCTTGCTTTACTAGAGTTAATTCATAAGGTTGAAGCATTAGAGGCTAGACTTGCGGAGCTAGAATGAACTGGCAGATCACCAAACTAGAAGTGAAACCCATCGTAGATGGCCTCTCCGACGTTGTTATCGCGGCTTTGTGGACTGTAAGCGAAGCGGATGAGTCATTCTCAGGGGTTACATTGTTAAGCCCTCCTAGTGGTGATTTCACACCTTACAACAGCCTCACGCAAGATCAGGTCTTAGGATGGGTTTGGCAGAAAGTCAGTAAGGAAGGAACGGAAGAGATTGTTAGTACAAGGCTTCAGGAAAAGCAGTCACCCTCAACGATTGACCCACCGCTGCCGTGGGGTTAAACTCTAGAAAAGACAAGATAGCCCATCGTTCTGCTGAGAGTGCTTAGCGAACGTCAATTTACCGAGTGAGGGAAACGTGGCGATCTTCAATAAGAATACGCTGACACAAATCAGTGGATTCGATAATCAAATTATTGCCGGTGAGCTGGTGTACAACCAGAAAACTTACTGGAATCTTACTCTTTCAGATTCAGATGGAACGCCCAATGATTTAACAGGAGCGACCGTCACTAGTCAAATCATTCGCAGGCAACTTTCCAATGTTAGAGACTCGCGCTACGGTCTCACATTCGACATAGCCGACTACTCACCCACTCCTACACCTGTAAGCCTGACAATCACAAACCAGAATCTTGCTGGCGGATCGTTTACGTTGGTGATAGATGAATCAACGTGGTCCGTATTGTCCACAGACACAGAATTAGATATTAATGCAAACAATCCAGTTGGATTTTCTGGAAACATTAAAATAGCCATTCCTGCAAGTGGATCAACTCCGGCTAAAGACTTAATTGTGTTTCTTTTATTTATAGTTCGCTCTGATGGGGTGACAAATTGAGTACGACAATAAATGGTAGCGGCATTACTTTAATTGTCGATCAGGGCGTAATTGGTCCCACTGGTCCAGCGGGCTTACCCGGAGGCCCGACCGGAGCAATTGGACCCACGGGCGCAACAGGACCTACTGGAGCGGCAGGAACACCCGGAGGACCCACAGGACCTACTGGCTCAATAGGACCAACTGGATCGGCTGGCCCCACTGGCGGCAGCGGACCGACAGGGCCAACAGGTTTATCTGTTACAGGTCCAACAGGACCTACGGGTGCAAATGGAAGCATAGGTAATACCGGACCAACAGGTCCCACTGGAGACATAGGACCAACAGGACCGGCAGGAGGCCCAACCGGACCAACCGGAGCATCAGTCACGGGCCCAACAGGTCCTACTGGTTCCGCTGGTGGATCTGGACCTACTGGTCCGACCGGAGCTAATGGCGGTAATGGTCCAACAGGCCCAACTGGTTCTAATGGGATCGCAGGAAACACAGGGCCCACTGGACCCACTGGCGACATAGGCCCTACAGGACCCGCTGGTGGTCCTACTGGCCCGACCGGTGATATTGGACCGACAGGACCCACAGGGACAATCGGTGCAGCAGGTCCGACCGGCCCCACTGGAGACGCTGGTGTTGCAGGGCCAACCGGCCCCACAGGTAATGCTGGATCCGCAGGTCCCACTGGCCCAACTGGCGCTGCGTCCACAGTCGCAGGACCCACAGGTCCAACAGGAGATTTTGGTCCAACCGGTCCGACAGGGGCGGCCTCAACGGTAGCGGGTCCTACTGGTCCAACAGGTGCTAATGGAACATCAGGCCCGACTGGACCTACTGGCGCGGCTTCAACGGTAGCGGGACCGACAGGTCCAACTGGCGATTTAGGACCTACGGGACCAACAGGAGCCGCTTCTACAGTTGCAGGCCCCACGGGACCTACCGGGGTTTCTGGTGGCTCAGGACCTACTGGTCCAACTGGCCCTGCTGGTAGCGGCGCAAACATTACGGTTAAAGATGAAGGAACAACGTTAACAACTAACGTTACTTCTTTCGATTTCACTGGGACCGGTGTTACTGCTACAAACGTAGGTGATGCGGTAACAGTCACAATTTCTGCGGGTATGGGGCCAACCG